GATCTCCTGGACCTGGTGTTGGAAATAATAACAGAGACGACAATGATCCATTAGAACAAGCATCGGAAGATAATTTTTCTTATGTAGAAAATCCTTGTAGTAATGATAGTGTATATGGAGACTATTAAATCCTAAAAAAATCACTATTCGTTCGAGTCTCTATTAGTTTTTTTTGTATATGATCCTCTACACTAGAGATATACTTTTTTATTCCAACTGGACTAAGTTTTAATTTTTCGAAGTTCTTTTTTCTATCCGATGCTTCTTCGGCTATCATATTTATTGCTTCATACAAAGCAATCCATCTAGCCATATAAAGAGAATCATCTTGATTGGTTTTATTATTTGGTCCAAATAATTTAGTAGATTTATTTTTTGTCTTCATTTATTAAAATAGAATTCATAGGAGGTAACTCGTCTGTTGTTCTTGCTACCAAGAAGTTTAAGATAACTGTATTTTCTTTTTCACAAGAAGTACAAACGAAATTTGATTTTTCATATTGATCTGGAACAAAAATTAGTAAATTTTTTGTTTTGCAATATGCACATTCCAAAATAGTAGACAAGTTCTCTAATTTGTCCAATTCTTTTTGTTTTGTTTTTTCTCTATAAAAATTTACAATCAAAGTAACTATAACAGAATATAGAATATATTGAATAATAAAAAAGAAAGAGAAAACATACAAAAAGTTATTACCAGACATTAAAGACACTAGACCCGCGAGTGTTGATATAATAGTATTTATTATCAATGTTCTTCTTAGATTTTTCACATCTAAGATGATAGACTATTGAAGATTAAAATCAAGAAAAAAATTAATTTATTTTAGAAACATCTAATATTTTAGAACCCATTAGTTTAATATGATTTAAAATAGATCTTATATCTTTTAGGTGTTTTTTAAGAATATTTTTTTGTTCTTTTGATAAAGCTTTATTGTTTTTTATAGCTTCGTTTATTTTTTGACCAGCTGTATATAAATAAACAAAACTATCAGTAAAATCTCCAATAACTGTTTCTAATGGCCATGGAATAGATCCTTTTATCGGTGGTTCTGGTAATCTATCTCCACCTGGTTGTATGTTTTGTTGATATGAAAAATTTTGTTCCGAACTATTTTGAGGAACAAAATCTTTTCTAGCTGGACTTTCGTATGCTGAATATGTTCTTATATTAGCACTGTCACCTATCATTTCCTCTATTAATTCTTTTATTTTCATACTCTTCCTACTTTAACAAGATTATTGCATCTCTCACATACCCATCTTATTTGTTCTCCTTGGGGAGAAGATATTTTTTTCCCTGTTACATATGCACCGCAAAAACTACATGCGATTGGCTTGTTCGTAACTTGTGTATAGTTTGGTGTGTTGTTTTGCATAATATTATTTACTTATTATCGCCTGGTTTCCAAGAGTCTTTTTTAAAATCATCCATTTTTTGAACAGTTAATTCTTTAAATTTATGTGTTATAAATTTACAAAGTTGAGATCTAACAATATCTTCTTCTGTTAATTCCATACAAATAATTCCTTGTTCTCTGGATTCTTCGTTATTGAACAAGTCATATACTTTACTAAATCCAGATTTTCCGTATGGTAAATCACTTTGTTCTGGATCACCACATAAAAATACTTTAGAAAATTCACCAATTCTACTCATAATTGTTTGGAGTTCTTTAGTAGAAAAATTTTGTACTTCGTCTGCGCAAACAAATTTAGCAGAAAAATGTAAACCTCTTGCAAAGTTAATAGGACAAATTGTTAATCTATTATCTTTTTGTAATCTATCTATATTTGGTTTACTTAAAAGTTCTGAAAATTTATCATGAAATGGTGTAAGATACACATTAAATTTCTCCATTATATCCCCAGGTAAAAATCCTAATTTTGAATCAGAAGATTCGACTGCGGATCTTACTAAAACTAAATCAGACACTCTTCTTTTATTTAAAAGAGTTAATCCACAATACATGGACAAAATTGTTTTACTAGTTCCCGCAGGGCCTTTTAGTAGAAGAACTTTTGTTTTTTTATCTAGAAAATTATTTATAATTTCCTTTTGTTTTTCTGTCCAAGGTAATTCTTTTATTGATAAATCAAAATTTATTTTTTCTCTTTGAAAAACATAAGGAGAATTATCTGCACCGTTTTCTTGTTCATGAACAAATTCTATCGAATCGTTCCTGTCTTTTTTGGGTTTTTTATAACTCATTAAAATTTAATTATTTACCAATTTTTGCAACTGAGATATTTAGCAGTTCCAGGTTTTGCAGTTGAGCACTTATGTCTTGCACGAAAACTTTTTTTTCTTTTTGTGTTTCCGCTTTTTCCAGTAACTTTAACACCCTTTTGTCCAAAATGTACTCTCTTATATCCTTTACCATTTGGATTTTTAACACACTGCATCCACTTCTTCCCTTTTGAAGTGGATGATGCTTTCTTTGTTGGACCTGTACATTTTGATTCTTCTAAAATGGAAGAAACTAGATTATCAAAATTTTCTGGTAACATATATTTTATTTATCTTACTATATCTTTTTTTTGTAAAATTTTATTCTGAGAAGTTGGGTTATTTACAGGAACATTACTAACAACATTAGATTTAACTTGTGTATTTGAATTGTTTTGATTTATTGTTTCTGGTTCTGTATTATCTTGATCGTTTTCTACTTCATTCATTTCTTTATTATTTAAAATTGTTTCAATATCTTCTGGTTTTATATTAGAACCCATTTTTTGAAAATAATTCATTAAATTATCCACGATTGGATTTGGATTTTTATTTTGTACAGGAGTTTGATTGATTTGATATTCGTTTAGAATTTTATTAAAAAGATCATTATATGTATTCATTTTTTATATTTACTTACTTTTTAAAATAAAAAAAGTAAATTGGTATCATTATAAGATAAATATTTTCATAACATATGGCAAAAATAATACAATCACCTAGAAGAATTCAATCACCAGGCGTTCAAATCACAGAAACTGATTTAACAAGAAGAAGTCCAGGACAATCTCCAGTTAGACCAGGTGCTTTAGTTACAGGGTTTGCACCATCTGGACCAACAGATCAATTGGTTAAAATTACAAGCACTCAACAATTTGAGGCTGTTTATGGTTTACCAGAAACACCAGCAGAAAGATATCTTTATCACACAGTAGATCAAGTAGCACAAACTGGTTCTGATGTTTATGTGTCTAGATTGCCATATGGTGAAGGTGGTGGTGGAAAGTCTGTTCAAAATTATTACAGTGCTTTACTTTTCCCAGTTTTACCACATGGAGAAACCTTTCAAGATGCTGAGTCTTTTTATATCTTACCTCCTTCTTCGTTTTTATTGAGCGAAGATCAATATGAAACCTATATAAGAAAAGGAAGTGTTGATTGGAAACAATCAATTTCAAATGTACACAGCATACCATCATTTATTGATATACCTAATAAGGTTGTTAAAGAAATTTTTATAGATATATGTAATGATTTAAGAGTGACTGATATAGATACGGTTTCTAGCTGGTATGGTAATACTTTTACAACCGATACATTTAAAGGACCTATTACTTTACCAGGACAAGTATCAACAATATCAAGACCATTAACATCATTTAATGTAAATCGTGCGTTTGTGACAAGATTACAAACATACATTGATGAAAAGGTACAATCTGAAAATTTAGATTTAACATATAAAGGTGCTCCTACTGTATGGGCAGATGTTGACCTTGATTTACTTGATATAATATCAACACAAGAAGAATTGAGTGCTATTATTTCAGATGATACTGGTGTAAACACAACTTTAAAAGATTTACATTTTAATTTAAGTTTATATGCTAATAAAATTAATAATGGTAATTTTACACTTAGTTTTCCACAATTATCTTCCCGAAAAGCTTTATATAGCATAATTGATCTTTATAAATGTAATTATGCACCAGAAATTAATTATTGGTTTACTGAAAATATAGGTGGTACTATACCAGCAGAATTTACTATACCTACTATTGCATCAATTACTGTATCCCATACAGAAGATATTACAGTAGATACATCTGGTGAAATTAAATTAACAGTTCCTAAAAATCATAAAATAGTAAAAGGCAATAT